TGACAGACTTCTTTTCATTTTTTGTTCCAGGCTATAAGTATATGCCAGCATTTCGTAATAAGGTGTGGGACGGCAAAATAAGGTTGTATAATTCACAGTCACAAGAATTGCCTGTGGGTTTATTCCCGTACTTACAAGAATTTTGTGCACCACGTAAATATAAAGTAGAAGTGGAACATAGCAATTATTATGGCGTACCTGGCTCTACGGTCGACGTAGATCCCGCTGAGCTAAGTGACTTTATCAATAATTTATCATTATCCACAAAAGGTAAAAGAATCAATCCGCATGGTTATCAAATAGAAGCAATATGCGAAGGACTACACAGAAAACGATCTATATTACTCAGTCCTACTGGTTCAGGTAAGTCACTTATAATTTATGTACTAATGAGATACTTACTAGAGAAGACAAACAAAAAATGTTTGATAATTGTGCCTACGACTTCTCTTGTTCAACAGATGTATTCTGACTTTGAAGACTATTCATATTATGATAATGACTTTATAGTTGAGAATGAATGTCATAGAATATATTCAGGTAAAGAAAAGAGTGTAAATCAAAACGTTATTATTTCTACATGGCAATCTGTATATAAGCTACCTGGTAAATGGTTCGAACAATTCAGTATGGTTTTTGGTGATGAATGTCATGGATTTAAATCAAAGTCACTTACATCTATTATGAATAAATGCCGAGAGGCTGAATATAGATTTGGTACAACAGGTACATTAGATGGTACACAAACTCATAGGCTTGTATTAGAAGGCCTTTTTGGAAAGGTATATAATGTTACAACTACTAAAAAGTTACAAGAAGAAGATACACTAGCGCCATTAGAGATAAGTGTATTATTACTTAAATATCCTGAACACATAAGAAAAACGTTTGGTAAAAGAGATTATCACGACGAAATAGATTATATTGTTACAAATGAGGCACGTAATAAGTTTATAAATAATCTTGCATTAGATCAAAACGGTAATACTCTTATATTATTTCAATTTGTAGATAAGCATGGAAAACCATTATATAATCTAATTAAATCTAATGCACACGAAAGACGGAAAGTTTTTTACGTATCAGGAGATGTGGAGACAGCTGATAGAGAAGCTATTCGTAAAATAGTGGAGAAACAGAAGAATGCAATTATCGTGGCCTCATTGGGCACTTTTAGTACTGGGATTAATATTCGTAATTTACACAACATTATTTTTGCCTCTCCCTCAAAATCTCAGATTAAAGTCTTGCAGTCAATTGGAAGAGGACTTAGGAAATCAGACGATTCTAGGACTACGAAGCTCTTTGACTTGGCGGACGACTTGCATTGGAAAGGACGTAAGAACTACACGTTAACGCATAGTGCGGAACGAATTAGAATATACTCGAGAGAATCTTTTAACTATAAAATATACGAGATAGAGTTCAAAACATGACCGAAGAAGAAATAATTCAATTAAAATTATCGAGTGGCGAAGAAGTCCTATGTGAAATTATTCAATGGGATGATGATCATAATGCTACTATACTCGTTAAAAACGCCTTTGAGATATATTTCCTACAATCTCCAACAGGAGCAATGAGGCTATGTACTCTTAGACCCTTTATGGTTGGCCAAGTTGAAGAAGGATATAACATAGCACTTAATGGTGATATGATAATAGCACAAGCAAGTCCGACGAGAGAAATATTAAGTAACTATCGTGAAACATTAGAAGAATATATTAAGTTTAATATTGAGCCGACAGATGAAGAACTAAAAGAAATTGAAAAAGAAGAAATGGCTGAGAATGTATTACCATTTCCGCGGATTGATAAGAGTAAATTGCATTAGGTATACTACCCACCTCAAAAAGCCTCTATTAATTATACACCAGTTTTCAGGGTTTGTACACCCCTAAAACGCATTTTTTTTATATTTTTTTTAAAAAAATTAGTGTACATCGCCGTAAAAATATAGTATGATATATGTGAAAGGATAAATTATGGCAAGAACTAAACGTCAAAGTATTCACTACGTTAATAACGCAGACTTCTCATCTGCGGTAGTTGAATATGTCAAAGAAGTTAGAAAAGCTAAAGCAAATAATGAGCAGCTACCTATAGTAACAAATTACATAGCATCATGCTTTCTCAAGATAGCAGAAGGCTTATCTCATAAATCAAATTTTATTCGTTATACATATAGAGAAGAGATGGTAATGGATGCTGTTGAAAATTGCTTAAAGGCAATAGAAAATTATAATTTAGAAACCGCAACAAGAACTGGAAAACCAAATGCATTTGCATATTTTACTCAAATCACGTGGTATGCGTTTCTCCGTCGTATTGCTAAAGAAAAAAAGCAACAAGACATCAAACTCAAATATCTCACTAGTTCGGCCTTAGAAACATTTGTTGAAGTAGAAGGTGATACATTAGCTAACACCGTGGCCCAACAGTTTGTGGACTTCCTTAAAGATCGTATAGATAAAGTAAAAGCTACAGATGATGCTGTCAAAGAATTCGTCAAGAAAGAAAAACGTAAAAAGCGTGAGATGAAAGTTGATTCTGATCTAAGTGAATTTTTAAAATGAAGGTAGCAATAATTAATGACACCCATTGTGGCACTCGCAATTCTTCTGACATATTTCTCGATAACGCAGAGAAATTTTATAGTGATGTATTTTTTCCTTATCTTTTGGAAAACAATATTAGCCATATCGTTCACCTGGGTGACTTCTTCGATAATAGAAAATTCATTAATTTCAAGTGTCTTAATAGGATTAGGAATTGCTTCCTTAAACCGTTACGACAACACGGCATTACAATGGATATCATTCGTGGCAATCATGACGTATACTATAAGAATACTGGTGAACTGAATAGCTTAAAAGAATTACTTGGTCATTATATGAATGAAGTCCATATTATACATGATCCAATTGTTATGGATTATGATGGACTACAGATGGCACTAGTACCATGGATCGATGCTGGCAACGAAGAACGATCTATAAAGTTTATCAAAGAATGTAAAGCCGATATTCTCGGCGGTCACTTTGATATTATTGGTTATGAAATGATGAAAGGCATCAAGTGTGAACATGGTCTAGATAGATCATTATTCAAACGGTTTGAAGCCGTATACTCAGGACATTTCCATACAAAATCAACTCAAGATAATATAACGTATCTTGGCAGTCAAATGGAGTTTTTCTGGAATGACGCACACGACAACAAATACTTCCATATTCTGGACACGGGTACGAGAGAGCTTGAAGCTATTAGGAACCCTCATACTTTGCATCACAGGATTAGGTATGATGACACTACTACTGATTATATGGAGTTCGATCTAAGTCAGGTAGATAATAAATTTGTAAAAATAGTTGTAATAAATCGAAAAAATCAGTTTACATTTGATCGATTTGTTGATAGAATACAGAATAGACCAGTACATGATTTAAAGATCCAAGAGACCTTTGATGAATTTATTGGGTCAAACGTTGGAGATGATGAGATCTCCCTTGAAGACACAACAGAATTGTTGAATACTTATATAGATGGAGTAGAAACTGAGCTGAGTAAGGAACGTATCAAGAAGGATGTGTACAACCTTATGACCGAGGCTCAATCTTTAGAAATTGCATGATATTATTTAAGACGTTGCGTTATCGTAATTTTTTGTCGACAGGCAATAACTTTACGACAATAGACTTTATACGCAGTAAAACTACACTTGTTATCGGCCACAATGGTGCCGGTAAATCTACAATGCTAGATGCTTTGTCATACGCTTTGTTTGGCAAACCTCACCGAAATATTAATAAACCACAACTAGTCAACTCTATTAACAATAAGAATTGTGAAGTAGAAGTTGAGTTTAGTATAGGTCAAAGAGAATATAAAATCATACGTGGAATCAAACCAGGTAAGTTTGAGATCCATGTTGATGGCACGATGATTAACCAATCATCTCATGCCAAAGAGTACCAGAAGATTCTCGAACAAAACATTCTGAAGCTTAATCATAAAAGTTTCCATCAGATTGTTGTGTTGGGATCCTCCTCCTTCATTCCTTTCATGCAGCTCCCTTCGCATCATCGGCGGGATGTTATCGAGGATCTTCTGGACATTAATGTATTCTCTAAAATGAATCAGATC